AGCACATCATCTTTTGAAACTAAAGTTCTTGGAATATAAAAAACCTCTTGACCATAAATGCGCAGAGACTCAATGATCAGATCTTCTACTAGATGCTGCTCATTCTTAGTTCCATGAGAAAAATAAACATTAGTTGTAGTCATGTTATCCTAGGAAAAACTCGAGCGGAGCAGATTTATTTTGCAATTCATCTTCTAACTCTTTAATTTCTCCTACTGCTTCGTCATACAATTTATCGCCATCCAAAGTAACACCACCTGGAAGCTGAATTCCTGAAAACTTTTTAATGTTTGTTGCCCATTGTTTTTTAAATAGAGCAGTAACATATTTTTTTAACCACGATTCGTTCCATGCTTTAGAGAACTCAGTTGGGTCTAAAGCACGATATGCTTCGCAAACAATAATTCCACCCTCAACTACATCAGTACCCCATTTTAAATCTATGTGTAATCTATTTTGAAGACGATTAAATCTATACATCTGTGGACCATTTAATTCCATATCCAACAATGCAATGTGCGACATTACAGTTTTGTAATAGATTATAGATGTTGATGTCAGATCGTAAAGATCGTGTAAACGAAGTTGATATTGAATATCAAAAAGACTTTTAGATGAGGATGTCTGTGATACAGGAACTACACGTGTAATCCCATATACTGCATCTGCAATAGGAATATACTTATTTGTAATATCAGCTGCTGTGACAGTATGCTTTAGATATACTCGTTCAATACCATCGTAGTGATATTGCTTCCAATATTCTAACGCTTCATCGATGCGATCTTCTAACTGATCGTCATCTACGTTGATCTCTAATACTGGAGCACCTAATGCTCTTAAACAGTATTCTCTCAACCCCTGTCTAGAAGTTACTACTGCCATTTTACTCTCCTAGTTTGGCTTTTAGTGCATTAACCTCTGCAGAAAGTTCTTGAACTGCCTTAATTAAAACAGAAACCATTTGCGAATAATTAACAGTTTTGTATCCATCGCTTTCGCCAACAAACTCAGGTAGAATTGCTTCCACTTCTTGTGCAATTAAACCAACTTCATGATTATCATTTCTGTCATATTGAACAGAACGTAATTGCAAAACTTTATCTAAACCATATGAAGAATCTTCAATGTTAGACTTTAATCTTGCGTCAGAAGAAGTTTGGAAAGAACCACCAGTAATTTGTCCTGAAGCTGTAAATGAGCTTGTAGTGCTAACCGCATCTGTAAACGTTCCAGTTGTATGAGATGCTGGACCACCAGAAATACCACTGGAAGAAGTGATCAATCCTGATACGCTTAATGTTGAACTTAAAGTTGTTGCGCCAGTTACGCCTAGAGTGCCACCAATAGTAGAGTTTCCAGTACCAATAATTCCACCAAGACGTAGATTATCATATGTTGCACCAGTGAAGTCATATACGTTTCCTGGAGCAGCTGTAGTGTTGGAGAACAATCTCCACTCACCAGAAGATGCTTGTTTAACTAAACCTGTTTTTTTGCTTCCACTAGAAACATAAGCACCAATAATACCGATGTCGATTGAGTTTCCAGCATTATCAGAAGCAAGATATAATTGTGGAGTTGTAACAGTCAGTGATTGACTGTTTGTAGTTGTTGTAGTACCAGAAACAGATAAGTTACCTGAAACAGTTAAATTTCCACCTACGTTAGCTGCGCCAGCTATACCAACACCACCATCAACGACTAAAGCACCTGTTGTTGTAGAACTTGATGCTGTTGTAAGTTTAACATTAAGAGAAGTTCTATTCCATTTACCTGCATATACAGATCCGTTTGTGCCAGCATTTTGCACGTAGAAATCTAAATCTCCGTTAGCTGCACCCGCAGAAGTTTCTGCAAGAATATAGGTGTATGCATTAACTGATTTAACACCACCAAGTGACGACCAAGCACCAGAAGAATATCCCTCGAATGTAGATTGAGTAGAGTTATAACGAATCATACCGACTGCTGGAGAAGCAGGTCTCTGAACAGTAGTACCAACTGGAATTGTCCAGTGGCTAGTTCCAGTTGCAGCAATAATGTCAAGACCAGCTAAGGAAGTAGAAGAACTACCAAGAGAAATAACAGTAGAACCAACTGTAACGTCAGCAGTCGCCCATCCTGGAGCATAACCAGCACCATTCGACTTCAAGAATGTTCCTGATGCGCCAGCAGTAATGAATGTAGTTAAAGAAGAGTCTTGCTGAATAACTAACTGTCCTGCAGAACCACCAGCCACGTTAGTGGCATATGTAGCATTAACAGCAGTACCTGTTTGTAGACCAGTTGAGTTAATCCAAGATGGACCAGCAGAACCACCTGAAATAAGAACTTGTCCAGAAGTTCCTGCAGCAGATAAATTAATACCTGTAGCAGTACCATAGGCAACAGCACCAGCGACAGGTGTAATGGCAGTATTAGTTCCGCCATATTGCAATGACACTGGACTACCATTCCAAACAGAACCAGTACTGTGGGTTTTATTCAGAACTGTCTGCGTTGCATTTGTAGTTAACGCAATAGAACCACCACCAGCAGTTACGCCATCGTGGATTCTAAGTGTTTTAACTTCAGTATCATAGGTCAACTCGCCTACTGCGCCAGTGAACGCATTATTCTGAGTGGTAGTACCTCGTCTAAATTGTACTTGTGTTGCCATAGTTTTCCTCTAATTTTTATCTTATATTTAGGCTTGGGCTTCTGTCCAGAATAAGTTTACGTTCACTTTAGCATTACCACTACCTAAGTTTTTAACTACAACGGCTAAAACGTCTGGACCATCAGGATAGTTACTATAACCACCAATAGCCGAATTTGATAGTTCTTTTAGTTTTGTTAAGTCAATCTCAGCAAATCCTCCTGGAGGTCCAAGAGTTGCGAAAATCTGTTCTCCTGGAGTTGCTTCAGTAGTAGTGCTTGTAGAGATCTGAGCAAAAGAAGGTTGTGAACCTAAAGCTGCTTGGTTTACGTTTTCCCACGAAAGAGTAGATGCATCAATATTACCTGGATTTAACATACCAATTAACTGAACAGATTGGTCTGTTGTAATCTGTAATTTTTCCAACAATAATTGTGAACGATTAATCAAATCTCTATCTCCGAAGTCAGCAGCAATGGAGTTTGAAACTGATGGAGCCAATCTAATAAAGAATACAGTTTTTGCAGCACCTGCGTTAATTGTATTGGATAAAGAAGCGTAGTTAAAATAGTATCCACGATCAGTATCAAAATTACCGTCCATAATATATGAAGAACCCCAGTGGTTAATTAATGGTGAGCAAGTTACACTCATTAATCCAACACCCTGTTGTCCATTTCCTTCACTATGAGCAAAAGCTGGTCTTCCTGTAAATGTTCTATTTAAACCACCAACGAATTGAGTGATGCTTGAACCTCTAGTACATCCAGTTAATGTATTTCCTGTTTTACCAGTGTATTGAATTAACTCTCCTTCTAGGTTAAGTACTCCACCAGTAGCTGGGTACCTAGATGCGTCTTTAACTGTAATGGTTGTTTGAGTTGCGTCTACATTTTCAGTTAACGTAGACGCAGCGATTTCATTAATAACTTGATAACGAATAGTTGAGTTACCAGTACGCATGTACGCTTCATCATTAACGTTATTCTGTTTCATTCTATGTACAGGAATCATGTTACCATCAGATCCACGAATCATCCAATCAATAAAACCAGCACCATACCAAGAGAATTGAATACCGATCATCTGCATTTTACCTAGATTAATCTTATATCCAGATTCTCCAGTTCCATCTATCTTATCAATATTAAATTGAGATTGAGGGACACGTGTATCTCTAATTACCGTATATTTTACTTTACCTGACGGATTAATGCCACGATATGGAGGATTAATAGTTAATGCTGTATCGCTACTAATAGATGCAACTTTATATGTCATACCACGAATAATAATATTACTACCCGCACGTAACTGTTGAGTGAAACGACTATTCGTGCCAGTAACTGATTGAGATCCTGGAGTACAAGCAACATATCCTGATAATTGATATGTACCTGAACGCTTACCTACAGCAAGTTCTTGTCCATCAAATTCCCAGAAAACTCCGTTTTGGTCATCGAATGGACCGCAACGAACAGTGGATCCATGCCAGCCTACAACTGTTACACGTGGCAAGTCAGTTAAAACTGCTGTGGCAGATTCCAATGTATTAGAAGCTGAGTATGTAAATGTTTGTTCGTTAACAACGGAAGTAATACCGTATGTTCCATTATAACCTCCAGTAATAACACCTGCAATAGTAACAGTTGCACCAACTTGACATCCATGGTTAGTTTCGCACGTTACTGTAACAACAGATCCTGGAACTGTACCATTAGCTGAGATTTGATCTAAGTTATGTACTGGGCAGAATAAAACACCAGAAGTGAACATAACACCTTTACCTGATTGGTAACGGATATATTTTTTAGTTTGACGAATAGCAGATGCGCCATTTGATGGACTAAATGGTCCAAGAATAATACCTCCATCAAATGGACGATGGATAGAAATAGCGTCTGAACGAACGAAAACTTTTCCATTCAATCCTGTATTAGAAACTGATCCGCCAACTCGAGCAGTATATGTAAACGTAGTTGGGTTAACAATAGTTTCTAAGAAAAAGTTTCCTGAAATTAAATTATGATTAGTTCCATTGGAAGTATTAATTACAGTAATTGGAGATCCTGGAACCAGACCATGGTTGGCTGATAATGTTACAGTAATCTTCGATGGGTTAACACCATCACTGACAATACTCGTCACTGGCATTTGTGCACCAGCATAGAAACCACCACGACGACCATAAGTCGCACTACCGAACATAGTTTGTCCGTTAGTCCCAACAATACCCTTAGCATAATATGTAAATGTTGTAGAGTTTGGAACACTGGCAACGATAAACGCACCTTCTGCTCGTGCATAGTTTAATACAACAGAAAGACCATGAAGAATAACTGGATCGCCAACTAAGAGACCATGTGGTGCTGTAGTTGTTACGGTAATAATCGAAGGAGTTGCTCCGTCAGTAGTTACGTTAGAAATAAACAAGTCAAGTCCAGGTTTTTCAAAGATACCTGGAATATTTCTAATAGAAGAATAGTTCTGCCACTTTGTAGTTTGTAGACCATACTCAAAGTCAGCGTCAATCATCGCCTGAGGGTTTGCAATACGGATACGTTCAATAGCATCTGTACCGAATGCATATGGTCGAATGATAGTACCTTGATAACTAGGAGCGTCAGTGTAGATTGCCAAAGAATGTGTAGATAACATCTCTGATGTATCTTTTGTCAAAGTAATGGTAGTTACTCCATCATAAGCAGTATTGAATGTATCAGCATCATCAGCATTAAATGATATGGTTGCACTGCGTGTAGGATCTCCTAACGCATAGATGTTTTCTTGTGTACTTTTATTTGTAATAACCAATAGTTGATTTAAGTCAACTTTTCCAGGAATCTTAATTGTTCCTTGGTTAACTCCACCTGGAGTAAAAATATATTTTTCTGCTAATGCACGAGCCATAGTTTATCCTTTAGAATCCAAAAATAATAGAGTAAGCAATATAATCTGATTTAACAGATTGATCCAAGTTATTCAATGACACAATACCATCCAATCGTAGTTGTCCCATATCATAAACAAAAAACGCAAGCTGAGTAACAAGTCCAAGATCTTCAGTAATACCGATACTTGAATCGCTAACTTCTCCCAAATCACTCATTGCTTGAGGAGCAAAAACAGCAGAAGCTACAGCAACGTCATTGTTAGCATTGACCCACTGGGATCCATTAAACTTAAGAACCTGCTGTGCTTGCGGAGAATTAATTACAACGTCATCAAGACCATCTAATGTAACTGTTGGAGCAGGTACATTAATAACACCAGTAGATGAATTGTATGTTGCTCCACCACTGACACTAATAGCAGCTCTTGCTCTAGCGTCTGTAAAGTATTTATTCGTTCCTTCAGAGAGGTCTGAAGTAGATTTTGATCCTAAACGATTATCAAATGCAGTATTAGCTCTAGTGGTAGTGAAATAAAGGTTAGTAGAACCTTCTGTAACACTATCTGTAGTTGGATTACTATAACTAATTACACCAGTAGTTGAGTTATAAGATAAGTTGCCACTGGCACTAATAGCACTTCTTGCTCTCGCATTAGTGAAATAAAGATTAGTTCCTTCAGCTAAGTTTGTAGTTGACTTAGTTCCAAGCCAAGTATTTGCTGTAGAAGTAAAATCTGCAGTATTTAATTTGGTACCAACTAAAGTAGTTAGCGTAGAAGCATAGTTTGGATCGTTGCCAATTGCTGTCGCTAACTCTTGTAAAGTATCTAATGTAGCAGGAGTAGAACCTACTAAGTCTGCTACCTTTGTATTAACATAAGTTTGTGTTGCGATAGTGGATGTATCTACAGCAATCGCACCAGTGCCACTGTTATATGAAATACCAGTTCCAGCTGAATGAGCAGCTCTTGCACGAGCATCTGTATAATAAAGATTGCTTCCCTCAGCAATATCTGAAGTAGTAGCTTGTGCACCTACTGTAGCACGACCTTTAGTATCAACAGTAATCTTGGTGTAAGTTCCAGCACCGATACCAGTTGCTGCCAGAGTCGCATTAGTTATATCTGCGCCAGTGGTTCCAGATAATGTTAAATCGCCACCAGTAACAGCAATAGAACTTGAAGGAATGAATACTGCAGTTGTAGAAACACCAGTTACCAAACCTTTAGCATTTACAGTGATAGTTGGAATCGCTGTTGAAGAACCAAATGTTCCTACATTTGAGTTTACTGTTGCTAAAGTGACGTTAGTTGTCGAACCTGTTGTGCCAGTTCCAGAAACATCACCACTTAAAGTAATTGCACCAGAAATTGATGCGGTAGAAGCAACAGTGATTCTACCTTTAGCATCTACAGTCAATACAGGAACTGCGGTAGAAGAACCATAAGTTCCTGCAGTAACGCCAGATGCTGATAGTGTTAAAGCAGAAGATCCTGCACTTGAAGTTGCATCTCCAGTGAATGCTGGTAATCTTCCAGCTGCCAATGTTCCTGAAGAAATATTTGATGCATTTGTTGTATCAGTTGTAGCGGAAGCAGCGAGACCTGCAATCTTAGATGATGCGATTGCTGCAGTTGCACTAATGTCATCATTAACAATAGTGCCATTGGCAATCATTGCTGATGTAACAGTTCCTGTATCGCCAGTTGTGACGATAGTACCATCTACGTTTGGTGCTGTTAATACTCGTGTAGTACCAGATGTAATACCTGATACTTGAATTTGCATCTTTTTAGTTGCATCTGTTTCATCAACAAAATATGTTGTGCTATCAGATAAGGACTTATTTGATAAAGTCTGTGTTCCAGTTAAAGTAACAACAGTTGAATCAATACCGATAGTTACTGCAGATGATCCATTATAAGATGTTCCTGTTAATCCAGTTCCAATAGTTAATGCGTTTGTAGCAGTTGCTGTAACAGTGGTAGATCCACCAAGAGATACTGTTTGACCATTAATTGTTACAGAACTATTTGATAGTTTTGCGTTGGCGATTGAACCAGCCAACATTGCATTGGTTACAGTTCCTGTGTCACCTGTTGTAACAACAGTACCAGTAGTAGCTGGTAGAGTGATGGTTGTTGCGCCAGCTGCTGCAGGAACTTGAACAGTAACAGTTCCTGATGTAGAACCATTCAGTAGTAAAGTTTTTCCTGCTGCTAAAGCTAAGTGTTCAGATGAAGTCCAAGCTGCACTTGCCGATACCCAGTTAAATGTTTTGTCAGTAGTACCTTTAAGAGTAATACCACCACCATCAGCAGTAGCATTAGAAGGACTTGCAACAGAACCCAATTCAATATTTTTATCGTCTACTGTTAGTGTAGTAGAGTTAACAGTAGTAGTCGTTCCGTTAACAGTTAAATCGCCACTTACAGTTAAACTTCCAGCAGTTATTGCTCCTGTTGACGTGATAGCAGCAAATACTGGAGAAGAAGTAGTAGAAATATCTTGTGCAGTGGAAATTACACCAGTAGTATTACTGTATGTAATTCCAGTTCCTGCTGAAACTGAAGCACGTGCACGAGAAGTAGTGAAATATAGATTTGACGAACCTTCAGTTAAATTATCTGTAGTCTTTGCGCCAAGAGCAGCATCAAATCTATTTTGAGTATAGTAAAGATTTGTTCCTTCTGCCAAATTAGTTGTTGACTTGGCAGCAAAAGCAGAATCAAATCTGGCTTGAGTGTAATATAGATTACCACTCTCTGCAATATCTGCAGTAGTAGCATTTGAAGCTGCAGTTACAAGACCCTTACCGTTTACTGTTAGTTTGGTGAATGTTCCTACATTTGAATTAACTGTAGCAAGAGTTAGTGTTGTAGTTGTTCCAGTTGTTCCAGAACCAGAAACATCCCCAGTAAATGTTAAAGCACCTGAGATTGCAGCAGTACCTGCTAAAGTTACACGACCATATGTATCGATGGTTAAAACAGGAACTGCTGTTGAAGAACCATAAGAACCAGCAGTTACGCCAGAAGCTGCTAGAGAAACTGTAGATGCAGATGAACCATTATAAGCAGCACCAGTTAAACCAGTGCCGATAGTTAATGTTGCTAAGTTTGAGCCAAGAGCAACACCAGAAATTGTTGAGTTCGCTAGCTTAGAGTTGGCGATTGCGCCAGAAGCTACGTTACTGAAATTTACTTTTGCTAATTCATGGCCACCAGGACTGGTGCCATCATGCATATGTAAAGAGTTATTTGTGGTATTGACTGTTACTTCACCAAGGACACCTGTGAATGTACTATGTTGGCTATGTGTACCACGTCTTAATTGTATTTGGAGTGCCATTCTTTACCTTTTACGCTATAGTTCCCGCATCTACCATTGCAGACATATTTATAGACTCTGTAATTAATCCTGCATCAACAACTGGAAACCCACCACTACCAGCAACAGCTGCCCAAGATAGTACCGATCCATCGGTTGTTAAATATTTTCCTGCATTCCCAGTTTGAGATGGTAATGTGGTTCCCTGCGACCCACCTGTTAAAAGGTTTGATCCAACTCCACCGACTGCAGCAGATAAATCAATAAATGCACCACGATTTGATCCACCACTTTCAAAAATACGAACCTTATTTTGCCACACGTCAATTGTGACACTTGTGGAAATTGTTGTATTCGTTGCAGGTTTGTTTAGGGTAATCTCACCACCCTCGTCACCCGAGGAGAAATTGCTTACTAAGTTTTGCCCTGCTGTAACATTACCTGTAGCGGATAAAGATGTAAATGCGCCAGTTGATGGAGTAGTACCACCAATTGGCGTATTATTAACTGTGCTATCAGTTAGTGTTTTGTTTGTTAAGGTATCTGTGGCAGAAGATGCACCAAACAACTGTATTACGTTTGATGAATCTTTGAAATACAGTTTCCCATCGGCGTAGTTAAGTGCTAACTCGCCATAATCTAAATCTGCAGATTGTGGGATCTTTCCTAGTACGGAAGACTTTTTTAACTTAACCGTATTGGCCATTATTTACCTTAAAAAAGGACAACTCAATTTTGAAAGAGGGATAAAAATCCCTCTGTTCTTTATGCTATTTAGTATGTTCCGCCATCTACGTCGCCGTAGACTAAAGTAGTTCCATTTGACTGTAGAACTTTACCTGAAACACCAACACTTAATTTACTTAGAGTAGAAGCACCAGAAGCAACCAACAAATCACCAACAGAGTAACTTGATACGCCAGTACCACCATACCCTGCACCAATAGTAGTTCCATTCCAAACACCAGTGGTAATAGTACCTAAAGTTGTAATAGAAGATTGACCAATATAAGTTGATGCGATGTCAATACTATCAGCATTGACAGTAATTCTGTTTGCAGTTCCAACTACATCAACAACACCACCAGTGAATGTTAAACCAGCACCAGCAACAGTAGAAGCTAGAGTTACAGTGTCTGCAACGATTGCGATACCAGTTCCAACTTGTACGTCAAATTGGTTACCATTCTTGATAAGACCAGCACCAGCAGCAATATTGTTGGTGATTGAGAATAAACCGAATGTTAATGGAGAAGTTCCAACTGTTAGTGTTCCAGTTGAAGTTAATACCCATCCAGTTGCTGCTTGAGTATTACCTTCTTCAACGAAAGTAAATAAACCAGAAGTAACTTCAGCGTTTGCGTCTGCATCTGATGCACGAGACCAAGATCCGTTCGCAACAACGTAAATACCGTTTTGAGAAGCAGTAGTTT